GTCCAGGTCCCCCGCGCCGGATAGAGAACTCCACCCTGAGAAGACTTTAACATCCATTTTATTGAAGTGTTCTAGCCACTCCCCTACGATTAAATTGCCGTTCTTCTTGGGAGAGTCACCGATAAGATATGCCTGAGAAAAGCCTGAAGATTCCAAGATAGGTTCGATGTGAGCTTTACCTCCGCTACCTCCGGCTGCTACAATAGGGAATGGTACTCTTCCTGCGACTACCCATTTGGACATTAAAGAAAGTACATCGAATTCCCCTTCTGTAACATACATGTAATCTATTGCAGACTTTTTGTTAGTAAAGACTTGATATTGATCCCAACCAAGGCCGTAAAGACCTATAAAGTCTTCGAAGTCGTCTGCGGGAAATCGGATTTTTTTCTTAGGACCGCACACTGGAGCCCTGAGTTTAAGCCGTCCGATATCTGCAGGGCTAGTATGCATAGGAAATACTAAAGCACCTTTGTATGCTGCGTCTACGGTAGCTTCCAAATACCCATAAACATCTATGGATAAATTCTCGGGTTCGTCTGGTCTGTTCAATTCTGGAAGATTATCCCATGCTTTTTTACGTTTTCCGTAGTCGTTGTGCACACGGCTACTTAGTATTTGCAATTCAGGAATTATCCCTACCGGAAGGGTGTGTAACGTATCTTTAGCTATTTTACGCGTGTTAATGAGGTAATCTAATGCCAACTTGGCATAAGCATTATTCTTATTTGTTGGATCACCAATGGCGTCACACATCATCAGGTGTGTTACACGGTAAATCTCCTGTTTTATGCGGTGGTTTTTTTGTTGCGCTTCTAACTCTGCTAGTGCTTTCTTGCTAAGAACTTTTATTTTAAATTTCTCAGTAAGATATTGTAACGCCTCTACTTGGGTAACACCTAGTACGTGTTTTAAAAATACGATTGGATTACGCTCATAGTAGCCGCAACCAAAACACTTGTAGTACCCTTTCTTAATATAGACATACGCGGAAGGGTCAGTATCTGCGTGATCTGGGTGAATGCATTTCCCCTTAAGCACATCCTGACCGCTGGGAAAAAATTCACTATCTCGACTGTATTTTTGTAGGGTTTCTAACCAATTGTTAGTCCCTACGGCATTCCAAATTTGGCGAAGTTGCTCATAAGGTACGCCTTTCTTGCTATTCGTGTCTCCCATTTTTACCATCCGAATGTGCTGGACACACACTAATGTAGTCGCACCACCCACAAAGTGGTCCCTTATTGCAGACTGTATGTTTGTGCGTATCCATGGTTGCATTATTGAGGTAAGTTATCATCTCTTCAAAGATAGGTGTGACGTCCCTAACATCACATAGTTTACCTCGGTTTTTAAATTCTACGTTATCTGTGAGTAGAAAGTTAATACCAACTACAATTCCTTGTAGCTGTGGCCTCTGGGCCTTTAATAGCAACAAATATGAGTTAAACTGCGGGTCATAAAAATTAAGATCATGCTCTTTTCCTGTTTTGTGATCCAGGATTACAGCGTGGGGTTTATCTTGAATCAACATGTATAAGTCTATAACACCGCGCAGGAATCCTTTGTTATCGAAGAACTTGGTAGGATTACCGTCAAAATCGATAGCAAATCGTTTTTCTAACTGGGGTTCACCGCCATTATGTTTCTTACGGTAAGCATTAAACTTACGAATGAAATTCTGCGCAGAAACCTCAAAACCCATAACACGGTCAATCTCGTTGGTAGTGAGTTTATTCTCGGCGATAGCGAGTTCTAAACACCGGTTCAATGGCCGATCAGTAAGTGCCAATTCTAGCGCTTTGTGCACTGTAGTGCCCACTAGAGAGTCGGGATTCGGCGGTAAATCCAATCTCACTTTTTTGATGTATTGTAGGTAGAATCGGTGAGGACAATTTAACGCGACACCAGCTTTACTTATAGACCAGGGGGCGTGTTCTTTAACAAACGTGGATGGCTTTACTGTAGGCATAACTCTCTCCAAAAAAAGTGCAGGGGGGATTTCTCCCCCCTAACACACTAGTAGCTAGCAGGCATTAAACCTAGTTATTGTCTTCCGGAGCGTCTTCCATGCTTCCGTAATCGGAATTCTCGGCATCCTCTGCAGAGAGAACTCCACTGCTTGCTCCTTCATCGCTTGTGGCATCACCCGTAGCTTGTTGTGCTTGGCGGTAAACATTTGCGAGAGAAGGAAGGATGAATGCAGCTTCCAGAGATGTACACATGTTCGAACAGAACTCGTGAATTGTTTCTGGCGTGTAGGGGTCAGGTCCTCCAGTTTTCTCTACGTGCATCACATACCAGCGACGAGAAGAATCTTTAGCCGAAGTTTTCTGCTCGGTGCTGATAGTGTACCAGCGCATCCACAGCGCCCGGTCGCGTTTTAATAGCCGGATAAGTTGTTTACCTGCAGGCTCTGAGGTCTTTGAAAATCTTACTTTTACGATTTCAGTCAGGTCTCGAGTTAGCATGTATGCTACAACGTCATTGGAGCAGCGTTGTTCTACCCCGTCTTTCCACGGCCGATTAGGGCACGTGGTACAATCTCCATACGCGCTACCTTGCTTGCGGTCCATCGATTGGCAGATAGGCATACGTACAGAGTCACCCTCACTGGTGTCTCCCCACATAGTTCTACCTTCCCAGATAGCTAAAACAGTACCTGTGAATTTTTCGCCAGCGTTCTCATTTGACGTGAGGTACATCTCTCCAGGAATTTGCTTATCCGGACGATTGGGGTCATTTCCAACTCCGTGGAACACCCGGAGTTCAGGGAAGTCTGGACGATCATCATTGGAGTACATGCCCTGCATTTCTCCTCCAATTTTCTTAGTGATCTCACAGATTTTATCGGCAATATCGTCGGGCATACTATCAATAATTTTCTGGAATAACAGGGGGGTAGGCAAGTTGGAAGCTACGCGTTCTACTTGCTTTCCGTATTCTGCCATGAATTTTTCGTTACCCGCTCCCACGAGTGACGCTAGGGAAGTGCCTTCTACCTTTGCCAGGGTTGTCGATTCGGGCATTGTACTCTCTTCGGGTATTGTACTCTCTTCGGGCATTGAACTCTCTTCAGTCATTGTTTCCTCTTTTGTTTCTTCTTTTTTCGCTTCGTTTTCGTCTTTTGTAGTCAACTTTGCTTTCGTTTTTGCCAATCTGGGCCTCCTTAATTGCTGTTGGATGAGCAGACAAAAATAGTACGATACACTCCTTGCATTGTCTATACAATTCTACGAAAATAGAAGTGCGCCAATACCGGAGGGATACCATGGAGCTGCTCAATAATTATGATGATGATAGAGTATACCAAACCTATTATCGTGAGGTAGGACAGCATGCGCTGTTAACTCCCAAAGAGGAACGAGAGTTAATTCAACGATATCACACATGTCCTAAGTGTCATCGAAAATTTCCACCTAAGATAAAGGTAGACAATTGTCCTACTTGTGGTTCCATGGAACCACCAGTAGTAACAGGTAGGTCAGGTACGTGTACTTCTTGTACCACGAAATACGACCTTCTGGTCGTTCCGGAGTTTTGCCCGCGTTGTGGGTCCAAGCGGGACATACAAGCCCGAGAGAGGCTGGCAGTAGCGAATCTTCGATTCGTCGTAAAACGTGCTGTCAAAATGTCTAAGAACCGGCCACAGTTACTACATGAATTGATTTCGGCAGGAAATGCCGGGTTGTTGTTAGCCATTGACCGATTTAGCCCTAGCAGACAGACACGATTTCTCACGTATGCGGATTGGTGGATACGTAAAGAGATGTACGATGCCATAAATGCATCGCCATTAGTCCACATCCCCACACACAAACAAAAATCCATCTTGAGAGAACAGAGTGAGGGTAAGTACGTATGCATTCATTGCGGTTGCAGAGTCGAACACCACAATTCTACTAGAAAATTACCGGCATGTATTCAAAACAAGACTCACGATTTTCAAATCCCAATCAATGATGCATCCGCCCTCTTGAGTACGCCTATGGCAATTGATGATTGCTCATTATGCGAGCCTACTCAAGTGGACGGAATTACCATTGACAGTAATATGGAAGATCTATTGCGTGAAGTGCTTAAGAACATGACTATAAATGAGCGTGACCGTTTTATCCTAATCGGGTATTTCAACGTTCCAGGTAAGGATAGACAATCAGACCCTAAAAATCTACACCAGTTAGCCGCACTAACGGGTATTACACCAGAACGCGTTAGACAGATAAAAGAGAACGTTCTTAAGCAATTAAAGAAGGATCTGAAGAAGTGTGCTATTGAGGGGGTAGATTCTATTTGTGCTATGAACTAGTCTTCTAATATAGCAATTCCGGCACCAAATTCTAACCCCAAAAGAACTCCTTGATTGAAGATTTGGTCGTTTTTCTTCGTAGAAGCTTTTGCTTTTTCGGTGTGATAGACCAGCAACTCTCGGTATTTGGTTTTATTGCGCAATGGCACAATTTGTTTGGCAATCTCGTCGTCGGTATAATCAACCAATTCCAGCGATGCCTTTTGTGCATTTTTCTTGTGTGCCGCAGCACCACGCTTCTTGGGTTCTTTCTTTGTTGTTTTCTTTGCGGCCTTTTTCTCGAGGTATGCGTCAATTTTAATTCCAATGTCTTGTGCTTGCGCTCCTCCAAGTACTAGCTCAGTCACCTTAGCGAGCATTTTCGCGTCCTTGTCTGCATCCAATTTAGCCAGATGACGGAAGACGGAGGATTTGATGCTATCTTTGCTGAAGGCGGCAAGAAGTCTCTTATCGTTCTTAGCGACGCGCAATGCTGTCCGCAGCTGGCTGACATGTCCGGGAGTTCGTCCGCAGCTTTTCGCAATATCTTCGTTTGTTTTGCCATCACGTTCGACCATCTCCTCATACGAAATTGCCAATTCATACGGGGTATTCGGTTCCGCATTGGAATTCGCCACCATCGAGTCTTGAAAGGCATCTCCGTCGTTATTTGCTGTGGAGAATGATACGGGAATTTCGGTAATTCCCAATTTTTGCGCTGCTGCTAATCTCCGACGACCATCAACGGCTATAACTGTATCGTCGTTCTCCGGGTCTACTCGCACTAGAATGGGACGAACAATGCCCCGAGCAGCAATTGATTGCGTCAAACTTTTGATATCGCCTAGTTCCAAGCGATTCCATCGGTCAGACAGTTTGATATTATTAATGTTCATTGTGACATTCGCTGCGGACGTAGAGGGCGCAGCTTTTTCCTCAATGTTGCTTTTGGCTTTTACCATGACAAGCCTCCTAGATATTAGGTTTCTTTGCGGCTTAATTCCGCATAGGTTTTTAGGAATAATTTCTGGTCAATACGTTTGAATTCTAACTCATCAACTGGGATACCTTCCAAGATATCCCCCAGGGTATGGAAAAGTTCAGTGACTAACAAGAATATGCTTACGTCGGAATTGTATACAAGGATGTAAAGTGTCCTAAGAATACGAATTTTCTCCACGTCAGACGTGGGTATGCGCATCTTAGTACTTACTTTTCTTCGAATGGTCTTGTTCCGCACGTTGGACAATGGAGTACTCCTGTCTCGTTAACAGGTGACAGAGATTTACCGCAGTTCGGACATTTCCGACTGTCTGTGATTTCTGCCAGCTTTTCACTAGTTACATTCTCATCAACACCGTACTTTTCCATCAGGGTATCTCTACTCTTCTGGCTCCTCTTCTTTATTCTTTTTCTTTTTAGGAGCCGTTGGGGGTTTTGGACCCATAAAGAGGTCATTGAGAATACGGGTTACTGCTGTCCTGCATCCCTTATTGCGTTTAGCCTCTGGGGCATGACAGAGCCTCTCTGCGTCCATTGTTTTAATTGTGTGCTTACCCGTTTTAGGGTTGCGGACTGCGATAATGATGTCTGGGTAAGATTCATCCAGAGTAGCACCCAACTGCTGAACCAAGTCATCCCGAGATTCATCGCGCTGCTTGCGGGCATTCAAATGGTGTTGTGCTTCGTCCAGCGACATAGCTAATTCAGCCGTCTTACCGCACCGCTGGCATTCATCTTCAATTTTTACTGATTGCATACTCCCCGTAATCCTTTCCTAATGGGTTGTTATTTTTTTAGACATTCACAGGTTTGCGGACCTGCGATGCCATCTACTTTTAATTTTGGCGTCTGTTTCTTGTTCCATTCAGCTTGGAACAACTTTATCGCATTTCTTGTTTCAGGTCCAGGTTTACCGTCAATCTTTACAGTGTAACCTTTTTTCACTAATAGTTCCTGAACTTCTCCAGTACTTAAAACGATATCATCGTCATCATTTGTGTCGTCATCATGTGTTGGAGTATCATTACCATACTCCGGATTTTTAGCCTCGTTATCGTCCTCCCATGTGTGGGTATCTTCGTCCCAAATGGCACCTTTTTCATCCAAAAATTTGTCATATTCCTGGATAAAATCTAACTCAAGAATAGGTTCTGGCGCAAAGGCTGCGCCGTTACACTCCTCATACGGCCAAATAGGACCCATATCAGTTTTACCACGTCTCCAATCTGAGTGTTGACTCATGCGACAAGCGTCTAGGTGTTTGTCATTATCGTCAGCTGGATCGTTAATTGCTGCAATCACTAGACGCTTGAGCTTAATATTATTTACGATCTGCTCCCGAGTGAACGGCTGCATAACTTGTACACCGCGATAGGCAGTGTCCAATAATACTGGAGGTAATTCTCGGACTAAATCTAACGGTAGCTGTTTGGCCCAATAACACCATTTGTTATTCTCATTACGGTGTAAACCTCCAGCATTAACCATTTCTACACTGAAAGAATCTTTGTTTCTTCGAGGTTCGTGCCAAGAACCATGCATCAACGGTACAATATAAAAAGGTTCGCTGTGGTACCCCACAACAAAATGTGTAGACGCTCCAGAAAAACGCAACGTTTTGCTTCCTCTAAAATAGTCTTTTTTAGCTGAGAACCAGTTCAAAGTTGACCAACAAGAAATACCTGCGGTGTAGTGATCAGTCCACCACAGGTCCTCTTGTTTAGCTAATCGATTACGAGTGTACTGTTTAGTGGGATAATTGTCGGCAAGTACAGAGCTATATTCTTTTATACGCAAATGTGAATACAAGAAAAGGTCATTAAGTCCTTTAACTGCTTCTTCTTGCGTAGGGATACGCTCATCCATTTCGTCCCAAAGTTTTAAGAAATCTTTCTTGGCCTGTGCGCCGTTAGCGTCAACTTCTTTCCAGAAAATTTTTTTAACCATACCCGTGTAATCAATGAGTTTTGTCATTTTGGTCCTCGGCAACGGTCGTAATACCCACAAAATTTAGGAGTACACGCCCAGCTAGTGGGGTCGCACCGTGGAAAGACGCCTTGTTTAATCAGGTGAACAACTTCTTCCAGGTCTTCCACAAGCACCCTTTTGTCGTTGTTGGTTCTGGTTGTTCTACTAGCAACGTACTTTGCTCCCTTCTTCTGGTCAAGGAGAAAATCTACGCGTACGTTGCGTGTGTTCTCCACGATAGCATAGAACGTCAACTGCGGTTCTTGTTCTAGTTTTTGACTCGGCCAAAGTTTAGTGGTTGTTTTAAGGTCAGACACGACTTCAATCTTGGGAGGAGGAGCGTCCGGGTTATCCCCGAGACTATACTCTCCTTGTACAGAATCGATGAGGTCAATTACCCCACGAACAGGGACAGTCCCAATTTTCATAGCAAATGGCTTTTCAGCCGCTATAGGTGTTATGAGAGGTACTGCTTGTGTGTAGTACACATAAAAACTCTTAATCGCAGAGTCTTTAATGCTTCCAGGTTGGATTTCATTTCCATCTTTATCTTTCCAGTCTTCAACTTCTTCAATCGCCTCCTCCCAACAGTCAACGACTGCTTGTTGTGCTTCGGAAAGTTCCATGAGGTTGCCAGTCTCAATAGTATGTTTGTGTACAACCTCGGCACCTTTGTGGAGTGCTGTCCCACGGGCCATAGTAAACGCTGGCGGATTAATGATGCCTAACACGTAAGCATACTCATATTGTCTTGGACATCGCCGGTAAGTGTTAAATCCTGAAGGGGATATTACTCCTTTTGGAATCCCCTCGTCAAAGAAATTTCCCTCGGGATACGGAAAAAAATCTTCTGATTTTTTTGGCATTACTGATTACCTCCTGCTAATCTGCTTAATGCAGCCAACCCCCCACGAATTTCTTCAGAACTTACCGGGGGTTGTTCTACATATTCATCAGGCCCTAAAGGGCGGTTTAAACGTTCTTCATTATTAGCAAACCCTGATGAGGGCTTATCACCTGCAGCTAACGCCTCACTCCTCGCTAGGAGTTCATCGATAGATACAGGAACAGGTTCCGCAGACTCTTGTTCATAGTACTGCGGTACTTCTAAAGGGTCCTCTACAACATTGGTTAGAGGAGCACTTGCTTGTTTTTGGGCAAAATGTTGTACAGGTAGTTGACTTACTTGTACCTCAAAAGGTTCTGCGGTTACGGTGACATCGCCATCTTCTAAGTCGTAACCAAACTCTTTACTGAGTATCTTTAGAAGATCAGTTTTTTCCAGGATTACTCTCATGGTTGCTCCTATATTGTGCGTGCTTGTGCTATTACCCGATCAGCCTTAGTACTGAGCACACACTTTGGTTCCCAAGGTTTAATGTTTCCTTTAGTACATTCTGCATAATTACGGCAGAGAGCGCAATTAATCTTTTTTGTCATCAAGTCCGCAACCTGTTCCTTACTCTCTAAAGCGCGTAATTGTTGCAACTCTAGAGTTCTGGCAGCACAAAAATCGTAGACTACAGTTTTTTTATCTTGTCCAATACGATAGTTTCTAAATAAGGATTGGTATCGATGGTCTACCGACCAGTCTCGACTGTAATACATCATGTATTTAGCCGCGTTGAGTGTTACGCTAATGCCTGTGCTGATCTGCGCAATGTACAAACGACAGCTAGGATCTTTCTCAAATTTATCGGCCATTTTGCTGATATGTTTCGACGTTTTACCGTCAACTCGAACATATCCCCATTTATTTTTTTGAATCATCCTTTCAATATCGTCAAGCTCTTCAGTCAAGGAAGCCCACACAATCGCCTTATTACCTGGTATCAAGTCTACTAGCTTGTCTTCTAAACATTTTAATTTTGGATTATCCGGGTACTTCAAAGAGAGTCTCCCAACGGGACCAATTACATCTTTACGGATGCACCGCGTAGTGCCTGGGCGTATGCGCTCATTTACACAAGTACGTACTTGATGCATTGCGCAGTTATCACAAAGACCCTCGTCTTCTGGTACATACACAAATCCACTGCAAATCTGCAAAAGTTTACTAATGCGTATAGCCCCATTTTGAATCTCTAGGGGATCAGTGTCAGGGCGATCTACCATCCAGTTTTGGACGGCGTGGTTATAGTCTCTGCGTTGTGCAGGACTTAGATCGAACTTAATGATTTCAAATCGTCGTGCAGGGAGGTCAACACAATCATCTAGGCGTCGCTCACTAGATATGCGATTAACCTTCCGATTTAGGATGTGAATGTCCTTAAACCCTACAACCATATGCTCGTTGTACGCTGAGTATACGAGATGCTTCTTACAATAAGTCTTATAGTCATCAGGTAAAATATAAGAAGCTAAAAATTTAAGTTGCGGATAAAGATCCCGAGGGTCTCCGTGGGAGAGCGTGCCAGTGAGATGTATTCGTCTGGCGGCTGTTTTAGCAAGTTTTAAGCATTCTTTAGTCCGAAGACTAGACATATCTTTAAGCCGATGTGATTCGTCGCAAACTGCTTGTTTGAAACCAGTTTCACACAACCATTGGGGCTTACCGTTACGGTACTCCTCGGCTTCCTCTTTGATGTCTGCGGGCTTTCTACCCTTAGTCCATTCAATCGCAAATCGTTCTTGCATAGTTTCGTCGTTGACACTCTTGATTATTTTTTTCAATTCATGATGTGGGAGCATCATGGCTTTTAGGAATGCCTTAGATGCTTTTGGAAACAGTTGGGGAACTCCATAAATTCGTGCCGTGTCGTAAGTTACTACTCGAATGTCGTAGTTGACGGCGTTTTGGATGTTTTCAATCTTGGATTTTTTACTGGCACCCTTAACAGCTAAAACGCTCAAACTACCCCCGCTGTGCTTCTCCGTTTCTGCTACCCAATTATCTAATGCGATCAAAGGGCATAGTATTAATGTTGGTATTTTTAAGTAATTAACTTGGTCAATTACTATTTTTGTTTTACCCGTACCCATTTCATATTTGAGAATCCAGCGGTAGTTGTGCAAAATGTCAACAAGGCCTGAAAGTTGATGCTCGTAACTCGGGACTGGTAATGTTAGTTGTCGAACTTCCGCATCCCATTCATCTCGAGATTTTTGCTCGTCAATCCAAGTTTTTGCGGTTGCATCAAATGTCGCTGCACTATACACTTGCTCTATGTCGTGGAGTACGTATTCTAGAAAAGGCGGAAAGGCCGGAAGTAACCAACGCTCTTGTCTTTTTTGGAACATAGCACCATATACCCTAGACCAACGTGGAGATATATCTTGTACAGTGAAAACAGGGGTGTTATTTATGGTGGCAAGTTTGATTTCCATACTCAACTCCATGTAGTATTATTGTTATTGTTTAGAACGAATTCGAAGGAGAAGAACATATGTCGACTGACCCGATGATGCAATGCGCAACCAGTATGAGAGGCACTGGAGCGCATCCGAGTCCATACTTTAAGTATACTCAAGCGTTCACTCCTCGGAGACTTAAAGAGCTGTTTAGATTCTGTGAATATTTGTTCTACAACAGTCCGCATATCTACGCTGCTCTCAGGAAATTTGGGGAATACCCTATCACAGAAGTTACCTACGAAACAACAAACGGAGCATTACGCCGTAAATATGAGTACCTTCTAGAGAATGTTATCCGGATGAGGGAACTGTTAATAGTAGCAACCCTGGATAAATACGTCTACGGGAATTCATTCGTGTCCTTATACCAACCCTTCGTTCGATATTTAAAGTGCCCACATTGTAGTACCCGTACCAACATTCAAAGTGTTGAGTATAAGTTTAGTGTTAAAAATTTGAACTTTAAATACCAATGCATGCAGTGCAAAAAACAGGTAGCTATAGGTCCCGAGAATGTTATTGACCAAAAATTAGTGATTAGTCGTAAGTTGAATTTTATTCGTTGGGACCCTAAAGATATGGATATTGACTATAATCCCATTACGAATGAATCCGTGTACTATTACACGATACCTCGGGATTTAGTCCAACAGGTGAATGGCGGGCATAAAACATTAATTGATACTCTGCCTATAGGGTTCCTGAAGGCTATAGCAACTAACAAGAAATTTAAGTTCGCCAAAGGTGCCATCTACCATATGAAAGTAGGTGGTCCTGCTGGTATTTGCCATCAGTGGGGACTTCCACCGTTGTTATCCGTAATGTCTAAGTTTCACTACACAGAAATCCTGCGTAAGGCAAACGAAGCTATTGCGTTGGACCATTTAGTGCCATTTCGCATTATCCATCCAGCCCAAGCATCAGGAAATGCTGATCCGGTGGTGCAGATAAGTCTGAAGCGTTGGCAAGATAACATGAAGACGCATATGTTGAAGTGGCGTCAAGATCCTTTGCATATGATGTTTGCACCCATTCCCGTCGGAGTAACCCAAGTAGGAGGACAAGGTCGTGCGCTATTAACCCTTGGTGAAGTTCAAGAGGCTGAAAAAAATATCGTAGCTGCGTTAGGTATTCCCATGGAGTTCTTATACGGCGGCCTTACGGGAACTGGTATGGAAGCTACGTTGCGTCTCATTGAAAACCAACTTGAAACGCACATTAACGATTTACTGGATTTGCAACAATGGGCTACCGATAAAGCTGCTAAATTCTTGGGTTGGGAATTACTTAAAGTAGGTATGTCTAAGTTTCGAATAGTAGATGACAATAATGCAAAACAAGTAGTTTTAAACTTATGGATGCAAGGACAACAAGGAGGCGCTCAAGTTGTTTCAAATCAAACTATTACAGAGTTGTTTGATATCGATTTAGAGCAGGAAGAAGATCGCATTAAACAAGAAACTCTGGACCAAGTTCGACGTCAGAGGGAAATCGAAGTTGAAGTCATGGCACTTCAAAATAATCTCGCGGAGCAAGCACGTCAAGAAGCTATGCAGGGTACTGGTCTTGGCTATAACCAACAAGCAGTTATTGCTGCTGCGGATCAAAAAGTTCAAGAGCTTATGTCCGTAGATGTTGGTACCCGTAAGAGCATGCTACACCAGTTACAAATAGAAGATGCGGTGCTCTACGCCGTAGTTATACAAAGGATGGAGCAACAACAGCTTACAAACCAGCGTAGCATCAAACAAGAAATGGCAGGATACTGATGGGAGCGCCAGGAAATAACGATTCTTCCGGTTACAATTTTGCGAAAATGGTACAGGAATCTCGCGTAGTTCCAGAGGCACCACAGGGAGTACCTAGTGCCGGTACCGAGTTGCCACCTACCATAGCGCCTAAGGTGCGGAAGAACCCATTCATTCAGACTACGGATGACTTGGCACCAGAAGATAAACCCGGGACGGAAATTCTGATGGTGCACCACTCTAGAGTCTTTGTGCTCTGGAGGCCCTGGGAAGAATGTGCTCGTTGCGGTACTATGATTGCACAACAGCAAGTAACTATCCCGCTGGACGAAGGGGATTATGAATGTCCTCATGTACAGTTAGAAGCATATAAAGCTGTCATGGATATGGGGCTTAAAGGGGATTGTATTATTGCGCTGAAGGAACTTTTTGTACAACCTAATGGCACTAGATGTGCGCATATTGAATGGCTCACCCCTGACAAAGATGCTATTCGGCAACAAAAAAAGATTGAAGAAGAGAAAAGATCTAACCGGGTATTTCCTCCAGATATTGAAGGTGCCTTTGCAAAAAAATGAGCCTTCAACGGGATACCCGGAGGTCCATTTTAATACCGTCTTCTTTTTTTATCTAGAACAGTAAGATAAGAAATACAATGTTCACGGGGGTACCTCCAAGTGGTTATATGGACAATATGATCCTTCGTACTTTCTTATACCAATATTTAATACTATAATTTAGGGTATCGAATCTCTATAGGAGAAGCTATGGCCGACAAACTAATATCGATTCTCACTGAAGCGCCTGATCGCCGTAAACTAATTCGAGCCAAAGTACTGGAAGGCTTAGAAGAATCGTTTCCGATTAAATCGCGAAGTAAGACTCTTGAGTTAAAGGACCTAAGGGTAGACGAGAAGGATTTTTCTCCTACAGAACAAAAGATGGCTATTCTGCGTGGGGACACGTTGTTTGAGAACGTACGGGGTACTGTGCGGATGCGAGATGACAGCGGTAAGGTTATTGACGAGATCAAAAATTTTACAGTAGCCCGTGTCCCGTGGTACACCCCTCGAGCAACAGTAATCGTTGGGGGTAACGAGTATTCAATTGCCAATCAGGTACGTCCTAAACCTGGGGTATATTCCCGCAAACGAGCTAATGGCGTTTTAGAGACTAGTTTCAATACTCGCGGAGGTGCGAATTTCAGCCTCACATTGGACCCTGTGAAGGGTGAACCTCAAATGGAATACGGTACTACTAAAATTCCATTGTATCCCGTATTACGAGGTGCAGGAGTATCACATGATCGTATTAAAGATGCATGGGGATTTCAGTTAGCAGATGACAACTCCAAACGTTTAATGCCCAAACAGGACAAAGCAGTAGATAAATTATACAGTAAAGTCGTACCTACGTTTCACAGAAAAACTGGGCTCGGAAAAGAAGATCAGCTTCAAGAAGTATTTTTGCATTATGCGCATGCACAAATGGACCCTGAAGTTAATAGTCGCACTATCGGGAAAGGATATACTGCAGTTACCCCAGACAGTATTTTAGACGCATCGAAGAAGCTGTTAAGAGTTTATAAAAATGCGGATGAGGTGGATGACCGTGACAGTTTAGATTTTAAAGCATTGTATGCTCCTGATGATTTTTTCAAAGAAGTTATTCGGATAAACGCTCGAGATGTGGCGCGAAAAACTTCAATAAAAATGGAGGCTACTCCAACACTTAGAAAGGCACTTCCCGCAGGACCTTTCACCCCGGGGCTACTTAGGTTTATTAATGGGTCCCAATTAGTGTCAGTACCTACTGCTGTGAACCCCGTAGAGTTGATCGATGCGTCTGTCCGTGTGACTGCGCTGGGGGAAGGTGGTATTAAATCCGAGAGGGCTATTCCAGAAGAGGCTAGGCATGTACACGTGACACAAATTAATGCGCTAGATCCTTTCCGAACTCCGGAGTCATTCCGTGCTGGTGTCGATATCAGAGCTGCTATGATGGTTAAGAAGGACCGTAATGGGAATATTTTTGTTCCCTTAAGAGACGTGAGAAACCCTAAGCGGTTAACGTATGTTCGTACAGGACGATTGAATGACGAAATAGTAGCTTTTCCAGGTCAAGAATTGCGAGGAACGGTAGACGCGTTGCAAGAGGGTAAGATTAGGCGTGTGCCTGCGTCGAAAGTACGCTATCAAATGCCACACCCTTCATTGATGTATAGTCCTACTACAAATTTAGTTCCGTTTATTGAGTCGCTACAGGGTAATAGGGCTGTCATGGGGTCTAAAATGCAGACTCAGGCGTTATCTCTAATTGACCGTGAAGAACCGTATGTTCAGGTTCAAGCTCCCGATGGAAAATCATTTGAGCAACATATGGCATACATGATTAACCCGAGAGCACATGTGGCAGGCACTGTATCTAAAATAGATAATGACTATGTCTATATTAAACCAGATGGGGAAAAGACAGCGGCACGTGGGGAGCAGTTCGTAAAAGTGCCATATGAGCATTATTTTCCATTAGCAGCTAAAACGCATTTACATCATGAAATTACCGTAAAACCAGGTGATCATGTCGAAAAAGATCAGCCGTTAGGAGAGTCTAATTTTACGCGAAATAATAGGTTGGCTCTGGGTAAAAATTTAAGTGTGGCCTATATGCCATACCGGGGTGCTAACAGTAACGATGCAGTTGTCATCAGCGAGGGTGCTGCTAAGAAATTGACATCCGAACGCATGTACAAGTACGTGTTGCCTATTGATCCAGATATGACAATGAGTAGGTCTAAACACCAGGTTTATTACGGTCAAAATTACGAAAAATCACATTATGCTCCTTTGGATACTGATGGGGTTATCCAGCCTGGAACTAAAATCAGGCCGGGCGATCCACTTGCGTTAGGTCTTCGAGCGTCAACTATGACTGCTGATGACATGCTCCTGGGTAAACTACATAAATCGCTAGCACGTCCCTATCGTGAGAGTAGCCAGACATGGGATCACGATTATGAGGGAGAGGTGGTTGACGTAGTTAAAACACCTAAACGAATAGCTATCACCGTTAAAACCCGTGAACCTATGGGGATTGGGGATAAACTTTCAGGGAGATACGGTAATAAGGGAGTAGTGTCTGAAATTGTACCTGATAATCAGATGGTTAAGGACGAAAAAGGACGGCCTATTGATGTCATAATGACATCTGCTGGAGTTGTATCCCGCACTAATCCGGCTGTAATTATTGAGACAGCGGTTGGAAAGGTAGTAGAAAAGACTGGAAAACCTATATTGGTTGAAAATCTTACAGGTAGGGATAATGTTCAATGGGCGAAAGAGCTACTTAAAAAGCATAGAATCAAAGATAAAGAAACGGTATTTGACCCGGTGACGGGTAGAAAAATACCTGAAGTGTTCGTAGGGCGTCAATACGTAATGAAGTTGATGAAGTCTACAGATACTAACTATAGTGCTAGGGGTCTTGGTAATTACGACGTAAATCAACAACCTACTAAGGGTGGTACTTCAAGCTCTAAAGCACTTGGTAAGATGGAATTCGATGCGCTAATTGGGCATAATGCTCGGAACGTTCTAAGAGAAGCTGCGGTACTTAAGAGTCAAAAAAATGATGAATACTGGAAAGCACTACAACTAGGTTACCCTACCCCTCCACCTAAAGCAGCCTTCGCATCAGATAAGTTTTTGAACATGTTAACAGGTGCTGGTGTTCGCGTACATAGAGAAGGTACTCGAATGTCTCTGGCACCGTTAACTGATAATGCGGTTAAAGAAATGTCTGCAGGAGAAATAAGGGATGCTAAATTAGTTAGAGCTAAAGATTTACGCCCTGAAACTGGCGGATTGTTTGATCCTGCGTTGACGGGAGGACTTTCAGGAACAAAATGGTCTCATATTGATTTAGCCGAACCGATTGTTAATCCTGTATTTCGGGAACCCGTTAGGCGATTACTTGGGCTAACTAACCCGCAGTTAGATGCTCTTTTAAAAGAAAAAGGTGGCGAGTATATCAAAAAAGAGTTGGCTAAGATAAACCTGGATAGTCGCGAACAAGAATTATTACGTGGCATGAAGAGTAAATCTGCGTCGAATCTTGATAACGAGTTAAAGCAGGTTAAGTATTTACGAGCATTAAAGGAGCAGGGTTTAAGACCGGATGAAGCATACGTGGTTTCAAAAGTCCCAGTACTTCCTCCAGTATTTCGTCCGGTACTCCCTGGTAGGGGAGGTCAGGAGATAATTTATGGAGACGTAAATCCTCTATACCGAGACCTCATCTACATGAATAATCAGTTTAAAGATGTTAAAAAGTCTAAGTTGTTGAAGAATGAGGCTGAACGTTTACGTCCAGGTCTTAGTGCGGCTGTAGGGGCGGTTTACGGTGTAAATGACCCAGTATCTGCTAAATCCCGAGCTAGGGGGCATAAAGGATTTCTCACTTATATTTCGGGTACTAATTCCCCTAAAACGGGATATTTCCATGAGAAGCTCTTAAAGAGAACCCAGGACGTTGCAGGACGAGGTACCATTGTTCCTGATAGTACTTTAGGTATGGACGAAGTAGGACTTCCTGAAGATATGATGTGGACTATGTACGATAAATTTATCGTAAAAAAATTGGTTCAGAATGGTTACCGGGCTTTAGAGGCTAGTCAAATGGTTAAGAATCGACACCATGCAGCACGGGAAATACTTTTACGTGAGGCCCAGGAACGCCCTGTCATGATTAACCGAGCCCCAACACTCCACCGTTACAGCATGGTGGGTGCATATCCCAAGCCCGTACCGGGTAAAACTATTCGAGTAAACCCATTCGTGGAAGAGGGTATGAATGCCGACTATGATGGCGACACTATGATGATACACGCGCCTGTAGGGCGTAAAGCAGTCGATGAAGTTAAGAAAATGACACTATCTAACATGCTGTATTCCGATAAGTCGCGAAACGATTTATTGGTGTTTCCACAGCATGAAGCTATTATGGGATTAGCCTATGCATCCGAGCAGGAGGATAAAGTATCACCTATTAAAAAATTTAAAAATGAAGGTGAGGCTATGAAAGCGTATAAAGCTGGTAAAATCGGATTAGGAACCCGAGTTCAAATTGGGAAATTAAAATGAAAAAAACTACAGAACAAATCGCTGACATGGTTTTTGAAAAAATAGCGTTTAACTACGATGAAAATCAGGTGTTTTATCACCCAAAACCTCCAAAAGAAAAATTTGAAGGTACCCCCGAAGAGTGGAAACAGTATAATACTGCTCGAGCATCTCGAGGAATTCCTCTAGCTCTTGCGCGTATTTTAGGAATTCAAGGAGCTGTAGGCGGCGGACTTGTTGGCGGTGTTGTTGGTGGTAGAGCAGGTGCCGCATCGTCGGGTTCTCTCAAAGGGAAACTAGGGCGAGGTGCTTTAGGCGCGTTGTTGTTAGGTGGTCTAGGTGCCGCCGGAGGTGGTGCTGCTGGTACTGGTTTAGGCTTACTGGCTGCACCTCTGTTGGCAGTAGCCGCTTCAAGGGAAGCGAAGAGGATTAGTAATCCTGCTTGGGCAAAAGGATTAGACCAATTCAATGCGGAGTACGAATAAACAACTACCTGTATCCAAAATGGATATAGCGGCGTACTACTCTGACCCGGCTGTCAGGCAGGCACTACTGCACCAGTTAAAAGACCGGGATGTATTGTCAGTGCAAAAGCTTCGCTCGGGCGCTAAGGTATACCGTAGGAACGTGACTCCCAGTAAGCCTATTCATATCACCCAGGCTACCGGGGATAAAACCAACCAAAGAGATTTGGCGTGGTTCACTGACCGCAGGTTTGCAGAGTTCCATCCAGTAGTAAGCAAGAAGACGGATGAAGTCTGGGTGGATATTGATCCTGGTCCACAGTATGACTTTGAAGAATTGAAGAAACTGATACCTAAAGTGGAAGATGCACTCCGAGAGGTATCTCCTGTTGACCAAACTCAAATATCTTTTTCGGGAGGACGAGGATTTCATGTAAGAGGTAAACTCACGGCTAAAAAATCTACCAATGATATACGTAGGGACATTGAAGATGCTCTTAAAAGAAATTTTAAGTCGGTAGATGGCGTGGTGTTTACTAAACCGAAGGGCTCCCAAGTGCGCTTGGATACTTCGACATTGAAAGACCAAGGCTCTATTCGTGCAATTTATTCATTAAACGCAGACACTGGAAATGTAGCAGTACCTCTTACAGAACGAGAACTTAGAGGATTTAAACCAGAACATGCCTCGGTCAAACGTATATTGAAAGAGAAAGAATTCGCTCCTGGTATACCTAGAGCACGTAGAACTTACGCGCTTCCTAACGGTGTAAAGGATAAGATCTGGACAATGTCCGTGCAAGAACACGACGCACAGAAGGCAGGTAAACATTGGGACCTTCGATTAGTAGATCCTGCTACAGGTTACGCACATTCCTGGGCCGTGCCAAAAGCGCAATTTCCTGTAGAGCGTGGAAAACCATTGCTCGCTGTAAGGACCCCTACCCACACTTCAAACTACGCATTAAATTTTGGAGATAAGGGGCCTCGGAAGATAGGTAAAGGTTATGGGAAGGGTGTGGTAGAAATTAAGCACAAGGAACCTATAAAAGTTGAAGATGCGACAGATAATAAAGTAGTATTTAGTAGATTCAGTGACAACTCCGACGGGGGTGAACGGTATACCTTGTTCAAAGCAAAAGATGATACTTGGTTAATCCGTCGATCTGGAAACATGAAAAAGGAAGGTTCTATTATGGCAGCTTATGACGAGGGGTACGTTACAGCATTACGTAAGCTAGGGATGGCGTCTCCCTTAGGTGTAACAGACCCTACACCTCCAACCGAGAATAAACAGCCTTTGGAAGTTAATGATGATAATGTGCCTGCAGGACAATTAGCTAGTATCATAGCAAACATTCCGCCTGAAGAATACACGGGTACTAGGGATCAAGCTGAAGATGATTCTTATAAAAACGTAGAAGATCGTTTGAATCGTGCGGTTAGTTGGGGTCAATCTCAAGATATTCCAATAGATTATACTCAAGGGGCGTCAACGACTATCCCTGGTGGGGGTTTCTAATGAATAATACGCAGCCGTTTGGACGTTATCTTATAAATTCTAGACTACCAGTGGCACAGCGTATTGGAGGTCCTCTGACTAAAAAAGATTTGAAAACCAGCATGAATCTTTTAGCGAGAAATGATCCTGCAGCCTACGTACATACAATTAGCGCATTGAAGGAGCTAGGTGATGCTCTAGCTACCACTGAAGGATTATCGTTGGGACTAGACGATATTGCTCCAGAATACACAAAACGAAATAGAACATTAGCTCCTTTGCGTCGTAAATTCCAGCAAGCAGGTACGGATTCAGCCAGACAAAAAATTGTTATTGAAGCACAGCAAAAACTACTAGACAATGTAATGGCACATCCCGGTTCGCTGACATTACAAGTTAGAAGCGGGGCGCGGGGGAATCCCGTACAATACGCTAATATGTCTAGTGGTGTGGGATACGCTCGTGATGTTAAGGGTGGTGTTGTGCCTTGGATGATTGAACGATCGTACTCTGAGGGTTTAAAAGCTAGTGACTATTGGGCATTAACTAACCAATCAATGATGGATGTTGTTAAGACGCAAACGGCAATATCGGAACCGGGGGAATTAGCAAAAAAATTGATTGCAGGAATGTCTGATGCTGTAGTCACCGAAGACGACTGCGGCACCAGAAATGGTATCTCAATGCTTAGCACAAATCCGGACGTAATTGATCGCTACGTGGCAGACGACATTGGAAGTATAAAACGTAACACATTAATTACTCCTGAAAACCAATCCTCTATTGCTAGACGAGCTAAGAATATTGTTGTGCGGTCTCCGATGACTTGCGAGGCTGCCGATGGAGTATGCCAAAAATGTCAAGGATTGGACGAACGGGGCAATGTACATCAATTAGGTGTTAATGTGGGGGTTAGAGCGGCTCAAGCAATGTCTGAACCGCTTACGCAGTTCGCACTTAATGCGAAGCATGGTGGTAGGACGTTAGCGTCTGATCGATTCCAGGTCCATGGTATCGCGGGTTTTCGTCAAATAATCGAAACTCCCAAACAATTTATGAACAAAGCTGTTTTGGCTGAAAAAGACGGGACAATAACTGATATAGAAAAAGCACCTCAAGGAGGCTATTTCGTTTATGTGGATAAAGAAAAACACTACATAGCTCCCAATTTACGTGTGCTTAAGCGTAAGGGTGACACTGTAGAGCGTGGGGATATCCTAAGTGAAGGAATACCAAAACCTGATGAAGTGGTTCGACATAAAGGTTTAGGTACTGGCCGTCTTTACATGGTAAATACTCTTCAAGATTTGTATAAAAACCAAGGTAAAGATTTGGATGCTCGTCATTTTGAGATTTTAGCCAAGAGTAGTATGAATCATGTTCGCATTTTAGACGATCCCAGCCATACGTTTATTAAAGGTGATGTGATTAGCTATAATGCATTGCGTAACAACCTTGGGTCTAGGGCTAAGAGAGTAGCAATTAACGACGCCTTGGGTGAAACTTTAGGTGCTGCGGTGCCGCAGTATGCGGTTGGAACTCGAATTACCTCATCTGTTTTAAGAGAGTTAAAGCGGGGTGGACTACGTGAAGTAGCTGTTGCTCCTCGGGCACCTGACGTAGAATTTGTAATGAAGTCGGCAACAAATGTTCCTAAGATGAATCCTGACTGGTTAGCGCGTATGGCACATCAAGGGCTAAAGCCTTCACTTTTACGAGCAGCACACATGGCAGAAAAATCTGATATTCACGGTACACACCCTGTTCCAGCATATGTTTATGGCGTAGAATTCGGAGAAGGCTCCGGAGGTAGATACTAATGACACCGTATGCTCAAGGACATCAGGACGCATTATACCGCATGGGTTTATGTAAAACTGCGGCTACTATTCATCCGGGTGTCGTGTCACGTACCCCGCTACTGAAAGGGGTTAAAGGCTGGGTACAAAAGAAACTACCCAACTTTAAAAAGAGTGTTAGGGACTTAGCGATAGGGGACCCGCGAAGAGTGGCTTCAGAGTTTCAAGAGGGTGGATTTAAGCGCTTATTTGCCAAAGGTGACCCTTCTCGCCGCGCTGCGCCAGGTATTTTTAGAGAGAGTATGATCACTAAAGACCCTATCAGTATTGGGCTATTTTACGGGCTCCCAGCGGTTGAAGCTGGACAAATTGCGATGGATGACGAAGCCAATAAGGGTCGTAGAATTGGTGAGACTGCTGGTTCCGCGTTGTTAGGAGCTGCTACCTGGAAACCTTTAGGTATGTTAGGCATGATGGCTACTGACCCTATTGGACGTACTTTAGGGGGCTCCATAGGTAGCTTAGGAGACGTTGCGGCAAAAGGAATATCACGTAATAAGCCCGCAACAGAAGAGCAAATAGTTAATCCCAATTATGGGGGATAAAAAAAGACTTGGGCGAGTTTTGAATAACGCATATACTTGCCTTGAGGTTAATTTCGAAATTTTACGGAGGTAAATTAACATGGGACTTTTGAAACGTGCACACATTAGTGGTATGTCACACTACCTTACTGGTGAGGGTATCATTGCGTGGCCCACCAAACAGGCTGAGGAAGAAGCCGTTGACGCCGTGGCTGATGAACTGACCGATGAGGAAGTTCCTGAAGGCACAGACGAAACAGGCCTTACCCCGGAAGAAGCCGAAATTGCGATGAATAAGCTCGTAGAAGTAGCCGAAGCTATTAACGAGAGGGTAACTGCTGTTGGGGGAGGTCCAGACATGGAACTCAATAAAGCAGCTGCCTCTGTGAATATCCACGATGCAGCAGCATATACTGCTATCCGTCTGATGGAAAAAGCGGCGGAAGAGACTGCGGTAGACGCTGGACCTGATATTCCAGGGCAGTCTGTTCCTGAACCGGATTTATCTGCTACTGCCGAGGGTGAACTTGATGCTGTGACTACTCCTTCTTCGGAACTTGTAGTGCCCCAAGGAACAACTGAAGTAGATACTAGACCAGGAGCTGTAGGCAAAGAAGCGCTTCAGCCTGCCGGTCAGCCCGGAGCCCAGGGGTCTGCTCCTACTGGTGAAGTTGCCAAACAGGCTAATGTTTTGGAACTGCTCACTGCAATGGCTAGACATCAGCCGAAAACGTTGCAGAAGATTGCTGCCGCAGACGGTGCTTCTTTATCTGGAGGGTCCACGATGGGTCCAGCACCTACTCCGCGTAAAGACCTCGATGATAACTTGTTAATCCCAGGAGCTGTAGCTTCAGGTAAAGGTCAGACTCGGATGGAATTTCCTGCTGCAGCCAATATTGGTGTAACTAAGAAACAGCCTGGAGGTACACCAGGTGCAACAGCTGCTACGCCTAACAACCCCGCCAAAGACGCATACAAACAGGCAGCAGTGGCTCTGCGTCAGACAGAACAAGGACGGATCTTTTTAGACGCGGTAGCAGAAGAGGCTGCGGCTGAAAAAGCAGCAGCAGTATCCAACGCCCTGCAAGCTCTCGCCAATCTTGGCCGCTAATTATTCAATCTAGTCTTTTCTATCTACAAGCTACACAGTATAATTCCTACGACGACTACCTTACTAAAAAACAGGGAGGCAGTATTATGCCAACAGATATGTCTATGTCCCCGGGAATTAACGCACAAGCTCAGCCGCCTGGACCAGAGCAAGCTGAGCAAATCTTCAAGCAGCGGTTTACTGAGATGGCCTATACGGTTCTCTCATCCCGGTTTGCTGAGCTGGAACCGTACGTTGTTACTTTTAAAATTTTAGAAGTAGGTGCTGACGTAGGCACAGGCATAGGCGTCTTCATTTTAGACTACAACGGGAAATCTATCTACATCCCCATCATCATGACTGACAGTAAGCTCAAGCCTATTGAGATGTTTTATTACAAAGATCTGAATATCTTTTTGCCATTATCTATCCCGTGGTTGGATGAAGTTGGAAAAATGTCATTAGACGAGATGGGTGAAGCTTCTGAATTACCGAAGGAAGTCCCACAAGACGTAAATCTGCGTAACGTAGTTCGTCCTCCGTTGTCTGCATCTGGTCGATACGGGTATGCGAGTCTTGAGGAACAAATTAATCATGACGCTAAGTACATGTTCAAAGCAGCAGAGGATCAAACGTTAAATGTACAACCTCAATTTTTGAACATTTTGAAAAATGCTCCTAAGGTTGTATTGGACGGGGTTAAACTTGCGTTTCAAACACGGCCTTTTCTTCTACAAAAATTAGCAAATAATTACGGCAAAGAGGGCGTAATCAATGCTATGCGCCAAGGATATACGCAAGCTTTAGCTCTCGAAAAAACTGCAGCGCCTAAAGATCCGGGAGAAGTTCGTGTTTTGACCAAGGAAGCGTCACAGCAACACATTTTGGACGTGTTCGGTGAGCATGCAGGACCGGCTTTCTCTCAAATGGTTAAGTTAGGCTTTGCATGCAAAGATACACGGGGACCCTTAGAGAAGATAGCTGTTAAGATCGAGGGACCAGCCGTCCTAGATTCTCCGGGACCTCAACCTGGTTGGTATCGTCTGTATTTTGTGGACGGTAATCCTGAAATATACTACGTGATTCCAAATCCCCGTAATGACCGTAGTCCTTATGTAACAGCAACTGCGTCTTATGGTGAAGGTTTACGCAGGAAACCAACGCAATATCTTGTAGTAAGTAAGGATGGTAAAGAGGCTTGGTGCACCGACGATGTTATGGGTGAAAAAATTCATAACTTATCAGAGGAAGGTATCAAAGGATCAAAAATCTACGGATTATTAGATAACTCTAAGGGTGGGGGTGATACCCCTACAGCGGGATCGTATGGATTTTTTATTAACGTTAGTACTACTGGGGTAGAAGCTACTAACCTTTTGCACATTGAAACTGCTACTACTGATGGGGATACTAAAAAATACGTAACTAAATGGGGTGATGATACGTACATTATAGATAAAGATCCGTCGCGTAAAAACATTCAGGGAGCTATGCAGGGTCATTTAATATTTTTGCCTAACACCGCGAAGTTTGTTCAATTACTCAAAGTAGGAAATGATGCGGATGCGTGGACTAAGGTTAATGAATACAACCGTAAGCGCAAAAACTCAGTTATTAATGACCCACAGGTTCTTACTCGCTGGTTAACGCATATCATGCAAGAGGCGGGAGGACGCCAAGTCAACGTTAAGAGCGCAGGCTTAAATGAATGGTGGATAGCAGGAGAAAATAAGGCGTTATACAAGGCTGCGGCCCTTGAAAAAGTTGCTTCAGTGTACGGCATCAGCGTAGATGACGCAGCTAGTATTTTAGTGGAAGCTAACGTTAAGGGGCGGTCTAACGCCTTCATTATGGACCACGTATCAGGAGGACGGCTAAAAACTGCATTTAGAAAATTGGCACAATCTCCAATGGAAGAACAGCCGATGTCCTACGAGTCTGTGCCGGGACAGATGCAAGGATTACCTATGATGGGTGATCCTAATGCTATGAGTCCGTACGGAGGACAAGAGATGCCAGGGCAGTATATTATGGCCCAAGGTGGGATAGACCCCATGGCCCCTCAGCCACCCCCTTCGCCTATGAGCCCCACTGATCTGGCTATTGGAGAAGCAGTACAGCAACTGCAGCAACAGCAACAATTCGAAGCGCAGGAAACACAGTCTCAGATGAGTCAAATGCAGCAGCAGTTAGATATGCAGCAACAGAATAATGACCAACTTATTCAAGTTTTGCAGGGAATTCAACAACGCTCGCAAGAGATTGCACAAGCTACAGGTGGTCAGGTTCCAGCAGGAGCAGAGCAATCTCCAATGGTAGCAGCACAAGCTATAGCACCAACACCACCACAGGAACCGCCACCACCTCCGATGCCTATGATGGACCAAGAATCTATGTCCCCCGAAATGATTGCGCAGCAAATCAAGCCGGAGATGGTAGATCAAGCCGCAGCTTTCAATGACGCAGGCATGTTCGATACTGCAGCTATTGCGATGCTTGCTGCGGCACCTGTGTTGCAAGATATCGTATCTTCTTATGTGCCAAATTTAGAAAAAGCGACGGATAACTTAGGGCGTGTACTTCTAACGCTTTGGATGAAAGAGGAAGATACTAAGGAAGCTATTGGTGATGAGGAATACATAGGTCTTGAGGATAAACTCCGTACGCTTTTCAAAGGTATGGGTGCTGTTGTACTTACCTTAAGCCATAACGCCGTTAATGCGCAAAGTGAAGCCGAAAAAGCGCAGATGATGATGCAGAATATTCACGGATAATGCGTATAACACCGGACCAGAAATGGCGAGAGGTTTTAAGAGCTGTCGACGGTAAGGCAGTACCTTCAGACCCTTTTATTAAAAGTGTTTACAATGTAATGGTTGGAACCACCCAGGATGATACTATTCAATATGCTATCGATAAGATTGAAGAACAGCGTGATAGAGATTCTATTGTTGCGTACATTCTTAGCGGTGCTTCCCATGAAGTTATTGCGGAATCCTTATGGATAAACTCTGTGCCCGTGGTTGATGTATTCGCAAAACTCTACATGGACATATCAGTATTTAGAGATAAGTTGGAACATCTGCGGTATTGTGAGTATTATTTGGAGAATATATGTCCTGAAGATGACGAACGAAATCAGGCATTAATCCGGCAAGGTATAAGTCACGGGCCTAAGGCATTAGAACTGTGGTTTAAGCGGTCGGGAGATGACGTGAGTATTGCAAAGGAAGACATTACTAACGCAGTCTTACAGATGGCATTTACAAATGCCATAGCTGCTAAAGATGTGTCTGTCACTCACCCGATTGCTAAAGAATCGCATCGGTGGGTAAAAACCGCACTGGATGCTATCTCAGTTCGGGATGAACATAATGGCCTTGGAGATGATGAACTAGACGCCATGTTAACTATCAAAAAACATCTGTCAGCTAAATCTCCCCAAGATGCTGGAATAACCCCAGAAGACATCATGCATTAAGAGGTGAACCCATGTGGATGAAAAAGGATTTTGACGACGCTGCCCAAAAAATAAGTTCTGATTACATGGCAGCTGGGGGGACCGTAACAATTAATGATCTGGTTACAAAAGTAGCGGAAGATGCGCAGCTATCTCCCGATGGAATTAGAACAATTGTAGGGTTAGCCAACGTTGCAGTTTTTGAGCATAGATTTGCCAAAAGTGCAGAAGAACAAGCTGAAGACCGTATGGATGCTTCTGAATTTGAAGTTGGCGACGCGGATATAATAATCAACCGAGTCTATCAAAACGCCAAAGAAGCACATTTTAAGGCACATACTACGGTCACGTACAACCAGCAGGTTGACCTATTTGGAGATATTAGTATGTCCTCGGAAAAGACAGCAGGTGACGATAGTGAGGACGAAGACTCGGAAGAGCTAGTTGGTTTACCGGATACGGGAACATCTAAAAAGAAAGATAAGGAAAAAGACAGTAAAGGTCATTACAGCGGTGAAGACGAGGAGAAAAAAGAAGCGTCGTATTCTAAAGCTGAAATCCGATTATTGTTTAAGCGGGCAGAAGACCGTATGAAAGAACGAGCTGTACGTGCCCAAGTACGTTGGGAAAATTTAACAAAAGAAGCGGCCTCCAGGTTGATTGCTCAAGATAGTCGCGTTATCGCTCGAGTATCTTTTGAGAAGAACGCAGCGGCGATGCTTGGGGAAGACGTTCTGCCGGAATTAACGCATATTTTCAAATTAACCAGCAAGGTGGACACCCCTCTTAATCTTTTTGGCGGGGAAAAAGTAGCGTCGGTGATGTCGACACATATTGTTTACAACAATCGAGAACAATTGCCTATAATTGAGTTAACAAAAGAGGCGATGCAAGTCCGTAAAGAATTTGTTAAAAATATAAATGGGCTAAAGTGGCTAAAAGAAAATAAGGATAGGGTAAAATAATGCCGAGTGCTACTCCAGGTATGTTAGAAAAAGTTGTAAAGGGTCTTGGTACTAAAGTACCTAAGTTTATAGCTAAACACCCTATAGCTACGATGACTGGAGGTGTACTCGTTAATGAGCTGGATACTGCAATGCGCCCAATGGGTTCGGTGGAACAACTGGAGAATTCTATCATGCGTGAATACATAGGTGGAAGAGGTGCAAAATACGCCTGTGAAGAGTTGGCGATTTTAGATGAACGTAAACGATTTTTAGCGACGAAAGTATCCTTTGAAAAAGTTGCGGAATTTGACCCCCTAGGCGGTGCTGCAGATGTTGCAGGTAAAGCCGTGGCTAAAGAAGGTATTAGTTGGATACGCAGACTTATAGGCGCTACGGCTCAAGCGATTAAAAATCGTTTTCGGGATGAGCCGGTACGTCAAAAGATTATATCCAATGTAGTGACGCAAGACCCCATAATTTCCATGTACGAACAGGAAAACCCGGGTGGTGCATACACAGCGATGCAGACTATGCGCCAATTTGCCCCTACTCTTAGTACTAATCCAGCCATAGTACAAGCGTTCTTACGTAATGCAGCTATGTCAGGTGGTCCTATGGATTACCAAACTGTTAAAGGTTTGGCCGATGCCGAAATGGCAGTACTGAGAGCCCGGCACGAAGGTGCCTGGGGTCGTCAGGGAATATAACTCAGGAGTTAGCTATGCAAGAAAAAGAAATGTTAGAAGCTCATGTTCCTCAAGCTATTCGTGATCTCATTGCTATAGGACATATGGATAAAATAGCTGAAATCATGACAGGTATTGACGACTTCAGCATGGAAAAGATTGCTACGTACCTAGGTACGCGCATGGCACAGCGCCGACAACGTTGGCGCTCTGTTAACGATGGGTTACGAGCTTTTCAAGACCTGACGAGGGAGTAGTAAGTATGCGTTATTTTGCACATGAACTATCAGTAGCAGTTCATTCGTTGGGTGGAATGGAAGCTCTCGGCGTAAAGATAGCATCCGCTGATGCCTGTGTCCAAACGCAGAATGCGGTTGCGCAAGGTTGTGGCCACCTTTACAATGTAATGTACAAAAAAGCTATGGCTGAAACCATCATCGGACCTCCTGAGTATATTCGAGTAGTTCAGTTCATGGATAAGGTTGCAACAGTCTTAGAGAAAAAACCTATGACAACAGACATGCGCTATAAGATAGCAGCAGTAGTTCTTGCTGATTCTACTTTAGAAGAACTTATGAAAACTGATAATCTACAGGAACGTAGGAAATACGCTGAAGCTCAGATGTTTGGACGTGAATTTATGGTGGAACTACTGCGTAAGGTACTCTAGTGGAACATGCAACAATCATAGATCCGGGTTTTAGTAAGATCGTCCATCTTGAACCCTACTTCAACACAGGGGAAGCCACGGTACAGCCTGTTATGATGTGGGCTAACGGTAAACCTTGTTATGAAGGTATCTCTAAGCATGCCAGTGTTGGTGCTGAATTTTTCAAAACGATTCAACCTGTTCCAGGTCATTCTTTCGTCTACGTGATAGCTTTAGGCTCTTGGGAAACTTACGGAGAAAATCGTAACGGTGATGCTTTCCCCGAAAGAGCTTTCATGGCTTCAGCTGACCCCCCTTGGATTTCTGAGAAAGACGTACTGCCCCTACACTATAAAACTTTTGAACAGTTTGGACATAACTACCGACACCATGTCAATAAAGACCCTAAGAAAGCTGTAGGGCGTGTGGTAAAGGCATTTTGGAATGCCCTAATGCATCGAGTAGAATTACTTATTGACTTAGAAGATGCCAAAGCCCCTGACTTAGCAAAACGTATCGAAGCGAGAGAGTTTCCCCCAGTAAGTATGGGAACTCGAGTTAAGTACGACGTTTGTTCCATCTGCGGGAATAGAGCCCCGACACGAGCGCATTATTGTGACCACCTTAAGTTCAATATGAAACAGGTGATTAATGATCGTAAGGTCTGTGCTCTGAACCCATCACCTAGATTTTTTGATATATCTTGGGTATATCGACCTGCCGATGCCACGGCATTCATGATGAAAAAAGTAGCAGAAGACCGTCCATATGAGCTTTTAACTGGGGCTGCTGCTGGAGAATATCTTGCAGATATAGAACGACAGAAAACAGCTGCGAACAAACTGGCTGTTATAAATAAAGTTATTCAGGGAGTACCTATTGATGCTAAGAGCAGTGGTATTCCAACTGGAGAGTTAGTTGACCTGCATAAATGCCGAGACATGGCGATGCTTGCAGGGAAACAGTCTCCAGTATTACCTGATTCTGTACTTCAATCATTGTCTAAATTCTCTCTCCCGGAGATATTCTCGTCAACTTGTGCCTCAGGTATGATGCAACTGAGCACTCCTGAAACGACCAAAATTATTATGTTTAAGTCGTTTCCCAAAGACCGAATTCCTGAGTCTGTAATAGATAAATCCGTGGTAGCACAACAAAGTGTTATGGACTTTTTAGCGGATTTCCCTCAGGTGATTAACCAGCTTAAAGGTACCGGGTCTTTGAAGTTAGGGCAAGAATTTGTATGTGATGATATTTTAGCCACTATGCTGCCTTACGCAGAAAAACGTGCTGGTGTAGGTCAGTATTTAAAGCGTCGTTTCGTGCCAGAATCACATAGGAACGAAATTCCGTATTCTACGCCCTTAACGATTACAGACCCTACAAGTGGTAGCGTGTACGGTACAACTCGCGGTGCCGCTATTCGATCCCACGACGAGATTGCTAAGCGTAACCTCTATAAGATACTGGGTGGTGCTGCACTATTAGGTGGGGCATACAAGTTAGTCGGACATGGATTAGATAAAAAACATATGTCTAACCTAAAACCTCTAGCAGCTTTAGGTCTGGGATACTTAGGATATACGCATATGCCTAAGATGGGTCCACATTATATGAGTGACCAGGGTGTCCCAGTTCCCACGCTAACTGAACTGACTAAAGTTTCTGCTGTATCTCCTGGATCTGCTGTTGGAATACCTCTACTAGGTACGTTAGGGTTAATGGCCGCGTTGAGTCATGATTATCAATCTAGGTTACGTTCTGGAATACCTGTGGGGTATGAAGGGCTACCTTTAGGTAGACGCGTGTTAGACAATGTGGAACAGTTTGCGTATCAACATCCCATAGTAACTAGTGGCGTAGGGACAGTTGCAGGGTATCGGGCCATGGGGTCTAAACCTGCTAAGTGGCTAGGAGGTAAAGCTAAGGAGCTTTGGGGTCCTGCAAAAGAAACTGCCCAAAAAGCCTGGGAACCTGCGCGAGAAACTTTAAAAGGTTTGGCATCTGGAGTTAAAATAAGTGCGTATTTAGGTGACGTGATTTCAGATAGTGGTAGTACGGTTAAACTACCCGAAATTGATTTGGATAAAGTAGCCGAATGGCTTGGGTGGGTAATTTACGAGGGTTAATTTTTTCTTGTCTGTAACAAGAACACAACCTATGATTGGTTGCGAACCACTTTAACGAGGTACAAAAAATGGATATGGAAAGCATTCTCAGAAACATGGAAGCCGGAGACGGTCAAACCAAAGTTGCTTCTTCTCAAAAAAATGTGGGAGAAGCAGAAGCACAAGCTTTGGCTGCAGCACTGGAGAAAGTAGCGGCTGCTCCTGCTGCCCCTCGCGCAGATGATAATCCGGTTAACGGGTTAGTTAAGATGGCAACTGCCATTGCCGGCACTGAAGAGGACCGTGACATTGCTATTGCGGCAGCTTGTGGTTCAGCTTTTGCGGACCAAGCAATCGCGAAACTCGCGCAGTACGATGCGGAAGCTCGCGCTGAAATGGCTAAAGTTGCTACAGTTAATCCTGGGCAATTTGCTGAGAGATTATATCCGAGTGTAACTACCGCTGATATTCAAAAAATTGCAGCGGAAACAACTGTAGGAGTTCTTCGAGAACTGGCCAAAGCTGAAGAGTCTGGTTATCAAAAAGAAGCGGCTGATTACCAGCAGGGTTGGGACCAAGCATTACAACACACTTTTGAAGCTGCAAAAAACGAATTCTTCAAAGGAGCTGCTGAAGCGCAATTGATGGTAGATGCCATCCGAGCACAGCAATAAATCTATCATGTACTCAGAAAGCGCCAAACAGAAGTACAGAGAGGTATTTAAAAAAGCCTTAGAAAAGGTAGCTGAACTGTACCCTCCAAAAACTTCTACTAACCCTAAGGAGAGGAGCCAACATGAAACGCCTACCTCACGTTGAAGATCTCATTGGTCTCATTCATGAGAAAACTGCTGAGGCTATCGATAAGACTCCCGCTCCACAGGAAAAAGTTGCCCATATGGAGTTCATGGTACCTATCGCTGGAGAGCTTCAAAAAGTAGCACAAAAGTTGAGAGAACATGATGCTACGGCAATCACTTATGCGGATGTACAAAAATTTGCAATGCAGCTAATGGAGGCCAACTGATGGATCATAAAGAATTCGCCAGCAAGCTTAGAGAAGTAGCGGAGCAGATGCGCAAAGAGGCTGCGGATAGTGAGAAAGCCAAAATGCAAAAGTGTGCCAAAGTAATTGTTGCAGCTCGTGGGCTCAATGAACTGAGTAACATCATTAAAGGAGCCAACTGATGTCTAAATTTTTATTACAGACAGCAGACATTTTGGAGAAAACCGCCGCGTACCTCGAGCGGATTGATTCCGAGAAAATTGCTGCAAAACAAGAAGCTCAGCAAAAACAGGCGCATGCCTTAGCTGAAAAAATTTCTGATGCTACGGGTATGCGCGTAGAGGATGAACTGCTTAGTAAACTGGCAGAATTGTCTCCCGAAGTTCAGGATGTTATCTCCCGCATTGCTGGAGGTGACCCTGTAGAATCTATGGGAGGACCAAGTGAGACAACCAAGGTAGCGAGCGCTGGGGGGATTGGCCCCGCAGAGGCAAGCTTCCTTTCTTTTTTAACGTCATAAGGAGGGATGCCAAATGACTATTCTCAATTCCCAGTTCGATGTCATTAGTCACGATCCGCATAAAAATGCGCTCGCTGGCTTGATGACCGTTCTTGCGGTGAAGAATGCCCCTGGTCCGTATGACTCGCTGCCTGCCAGCGGGACACCGGTTCCTGGAGCGATTCCGTCAGGAACGATTGTCGTGATGGATACGGATGGTAAGGCTATTGTAGCCGACGGCGCGGTTGTTACTGCACCAGCCATGCTTTTCATCACAGTCGATGGTGACCAGGACTACGACGGTGCCTTTGTACACAAACTCACGTGTATCCAAGGTGGCGGCGAATTCCGTCTGGACACTAACAACTTCGTTACGGACACCTACACACCGGGTGAATTCCTGACATGTGCCAATGGTACGGATGCTGGGAAATTTCGTAAGGCTGTCGCGGGTGAGCAGATTTATGGTATGGTCAATCAGGATGGCCAGGATACCGTAAACAACACTCTTGACATCATCGTTCCTCAGGGAATTAGCCCTGCGGCGGTTTAATGGAGGCATATCATGGATTACATGACACAAACACCTGAAGTTTCCGCCTCCCACATTAACTCCAATTTCCTGCGCAAGCTGGATGAGGGACATGTGAAACAGGCCGAAGAGGAAAGTTCCGCGTTCATTCGCGAGAAGCTACGTCAAGAAGCGGCGGTACGTGAAATCATCGTTCCTGAGGGTATTTCGGAAGAAGACCTCGACCGTGATGAGCACACTGACCAGCCCAAGAAAATCATCGACAAAGAGCCTGACTCTGTAGCTACCTTCGTGCAGTTCCAGGGTACTGGCCGTCGCACTTGGTTCCGTGGGAAACGCTATGCCATTTACTTTGGTAAAGTGGAATCGCAGCGCTTCACAAAATCCAAGTTCGAGTTGATGACGTACCATAGCGATATCCGTAAAATCCTTTCGGATAACTCCGTTAAGGACATGGCGGACCAGGAAGACAAAAAGTTTGCCGAACTGATTGAAGCCATCGTGGCTCTCAATCCAGCTCAGCAGTCTGGCGGTCCTTTCCAGTCGGGTACGTTCAAGCAGGCCATGCAGGCGATGCTCAATCGTGAGCTTCCTGTTGGTAAAATGCTGATGACAAAGTCTCAGTATCTTAACGCGCTTGACTTACCAGCCACTACAGTTGGTGACGAAATCGCGAAACGCCATTTCGACGAGGGTATCGAGTCTTCCCAGAAGCTGTGGGGTATTCCAGTAGTAACGACTATCAAGGCGTCTATCTACAACCCCAAACGTGCGTGGATTTTCGCACCTCAAGCACCTAATAACTTCCTTGGTAACTTCTACCTGCTCCAGGATGCTACTCTGTACATCAAGCAGGAAGCAGATATCATCGAGTTCTGGAGCTACGAGGCTCTTGGTCTGGGTATTGGTAACCGTCAGTCAATCCAATAGATTGAATTTGTTTAGTCTGTTATAGGAGGACGTCATGAAATTAATACCGCTTACCAATGTTTCAGGTGCTAAACTCAGAATCGCTGCTGCGAGACTGGTGTTTGAACCTGGTCAGACCAAGAAGGTGCACCCGGCAACGGTTCAGCATCCCGCCGTACAAAAGTACATTGGGGGCTACCTGAAGCAGGGCACACAGGAGACTGTAGCGAAGGCGGAGCCCAAAGCCCCCGTAGCTCAGCCTGCAGCTAAACCAACAGTCGCTCTTCCGGTTTCTGAGCCCAATGCCAGTAAAGAGGAGACGCCTGTTCCGGTGAATGAGCCTACTGTTT